GAAGCTGCGGGTATAGAAATCAAATCTAAGCATGGCAAAGTTAGTTACGACATTGATGGCACAACCATTAATGGTGAATATGATATCGAATTAGATGATGGCATTTACGATATAAAGACTGCGTCACCGTTTGCTTTCGAACATAAGTTCAACGCAGACAATGCTTTTGAAAGAATTAAGTCCAGTGACTCGTTTGGATACATAGCACAGGGCTTAGGGTATGGCATGGCGGCAGGTAAGCCGTTTAAAGGTTGGATTGCACTAAACAAGTCAACCGGTGAAATTGCCTTCGCAGATGCCGCAGATACTGACGACGAGAAGGAGGAAGTCAATGCGAAGATACGTAAGTCCATTGTGGCCACTGATGTATCGAAACCGTTTCAACGACAATTTTCTGACATTCCCGAAGTCTTTTATAAGAAGGAGACTGGGAATCGAACCTTGGGAGTGGAGTGCTCGTGGTGCGACTACAAGCACGAATGCTGGGCAAACTTGGAATTCAAGCGACAACTCCCAAGTAAGGGGAAAAACCCCAAGTTCGTCTGGTACACCTATATCACAGACGAATGGCGCGAACGTGAGGCTAGCGATAACGTATGAGGCAGCACCTAACGACTCGTCAACGAAGTACATCCAAGTCACCGCAGAAGAAGCGGCAGAGTTCATCGAAGAGCTTAACGAAGGTGCGCCGTTCGCGTGCCTCTGGTCGCAAGGCAAAACCTTCGTCTTCCCAACGGGTAAAATCTACGGAGTCCTCGCCGAAGAAGCGGATGTCCCCGAGGTCAGCGAAAGCCAAGGGCCGGAAGCTGCAACAGTGGGTAGTTGAACAGCTTCTGAGCGTCTTCAAGGGGCTTACGCCACTAGACGTGAGGTCCACCCCGATGGGGGTCAATGGCGTCGATGTACAGTTGTCTACGGCCGCTTTTACAAGGTTCTCATATGATATAGAATGTAAGAACACTGAGCGGATGACAACATTATATAATTACTATGAGCAAGCCACTGGACATGAGTCTGGTGGCGAGCCTTTATTGGTCATAAAAATGAACCATAAGAAGCCTCTTGCTGTAGTAGATGCAGAGCATTTCATAAGGATGATATCATGCAAGACGAAGTAAAACTTAATCCTGGAGACTCTGCTGTTATTATTCGCCATGAGAAAGGCGAAGATAAGGGCTTTGAAATAGAGATTTATCATCGTCCCGATGATGAACTAGACGAGGAAGATGTGCTATTTTACGCGCTTCTGACTCGTGGTATGGCGTTCCACGCAACACAGGATATGGATGCTGTGTTGGATATGGGACGTGAAAGCTTTGGAGATAACGAACTTGTAATCACACAACACTAAGGAGACTATGATGAAGTTCATTCATAGCAGTTGGCATCTGCTGATGGATTCTAAACATAATCCATTGAGCAAGATACCGGATGTGAATACACGGCATCTAATCATGCAAGTATTGGCTTGGATGTGGTGTATCATATTTTCCATGTACATGGGGTCCATCTTTGTATTTGGAGTCAGCGCACTTGTTCACGCAATCCTGATAGCAGGGATTTTCATCACTGTCGCTGTGTTCGAAACCGCCAACAGGCGTCCGCAATACTTTGGTGGACTAGGCCGTGGCAATGGTGGGGAGCATGACTGATGCGACACGTAGATTTGTGCAGTGGCATCGGGGGCTTTGCCCTCGGCTTTGAATGGGCTGGTTTATCGACTCCTGTGTTGTTCTGCGACATAGAGCCGTGGTGTAGGAGCGTCTTACGCAAGCACTGGCCACACGTCCCTATTCACTCTGATGTAAAGGAACTAGCAAATGACGCAGAGAGACTTATTCCCGACTGCGATATCCTCACCGCAGGATACCCCTGTCAACCCTTCTCGTCGGCAGGGAAAAGGCAAGGCGAACAGGATGACCGCCACATCTGGCCGTACATCCGCCAAATTGTTGCACACAAAAGACCCACTTGGACAGTTTTCGAAAACGTTTATGGTCACGTCAGCTTGGGACTCGACACAGTGCTCACTGACTTGGAAACCGAAGGCTACACCACAAGGACGTTTATTGTTCCAGCTTGCGGCGTCGGTGCTCCCCACAGACGAGACAGACTCTGGATTGTGGGCTACACCGAGGACAACGGATGTGACAGGGGGTCCGAGAGAGTTGGACGAGAAGGGACGGAGAGTCAGCAAGACGAATCCCAACTTGAAATTTGGAGCCAACTTAGCGGACCAGGTTCGAATGTGGCCGACACCGAGAGCGTCGGAGTACAAGGACTGCGGTCCAGTGGGGAGCAAGAGTCACACACATATGCAGGACAGGAAGTATCTGTGCGCAGCAGTGAAGATGTGGCCGACACCATCAGCCAGCGAGCACAAGGCGGGACAGCCGGGCGACAAGATGCAGAAAATGCTCGGGAATCATCCAGAGGTGCGCCAGAGTGGGACTGGGACGTTGAACCCGACGTGGGTAGAGTGGCTAATGGGGTACCCAAAAGGGTGGACAGACTTAAAGGACTAGGCAATGCTATAGTCCCGCAGATTGCACAACAGATTGGAACGGCTATAAGGATGACACACGTATGAACAAGTGGTTGACTTGTTGGATGGAGAAAGACCCCGCCAAAGACCCTATGATGGACAATGTAATCAGAGCAGTCTGTTTACTTGTTCTTGGATGGATTGCATATCACGCCGTCATCGGCATAGTAGAAAGGATGGCCTACAATGGCTAAGGACATAAAATACGTAATTAGGGCTAACACTGACGAAGAGTTGCAGGAGAAGATTGAGAACTACAAGCAATCTTATCCACCGCTTGGGTATGACACTCGCATTCTGTCTAAAGCACGAGAAGACAGTGGTGTATATGTAGCCACAATGTCTCGGCTTAGCTCCTGTGACTAATATGCAAGAACGACATGAAGCGTATATGAGGCGGCGCATGAAAGAAGATGCAGTAAACAACCCATCTCATTACAACACCAGTGGCATAGAGTGCTTGGATGCTATCCAAGCCGCCACTGGCGATGGCTATCAATATTACCTACAGGGTAATATTATTAAATACTTGTGGCGATATCGCTACAAGGGCAAGCCTGTAGAGGACTTGCAGAAAGCGCGGTTCTATTTGGACCGTTTAATTTTGGTACTAGAAAATGAGCAGGACAAAAATACGAGCTAATATCGCAATCTCCGCTAGAATAGATTTAGAAGAATTTAGCGTTGACATTGACGAAGTCTCAGATATCGTTGAAGATTATATAGAAGACTTGTTGTATGATATTGAAGGTATTGAACCTGTTAGGATAACAGTGAGGACAAACGAATGAAGGGCAGAATATTAGACGCATTACAGGCACACGCAGAAGGCAATTTAGAATTGCATTTAGCAAATATTGAGGTGTACTTAGAGAATCCTGCAGGTATCGGGGAGCACTCTGATATCCTAGAAGCCATACAAGCAGAAATGGATAAGGCTGCCGTTCATCAGGACCGTCTTGATATTATTAAGAAATATTTGGAGGTATGATGAGCAACGTCACTCTACCAACTTATTATCAACAATTTATTCACAAGTCTCGTTACGCACGGTGGTTGGAAGACGAAGGTCGCCGCGAAGAGTGGCATGAGACTGTTAATCGTTATATGACGTACATGAATAACCATCTTGCGGAGAAGCACAACTACGTTATCCCGCGAGATGTGTACGAAGATGTTCGTGCAGCTATCTTGCACTCTGAAGTTATGCCGTCTATGCGAGCTATGATGACATCTGGCAAGGCGCTGGAGCGTGACAATACAGCTGGCTATAACTGCTCTTATTTGCCCGTAGACGACCCTAAGGCTTTTGACGAGGCTATGTACATCTTGATGTGTGGGACCGGTGTAGGCTTCTCTGTGGAGCGGCAATACATAAATAAATTGCCAGAGGTACCCGAACTGATGTTTGACGCCGAAGAAGTCATCGTGGTGCGCGATAGCAAAGAAGGATGGGCGAAAGCGTTCCGTAAATTGCTTGCACTGCTGTGGACAGGCGAGGTGCCGAAGTGGGATATGAGCAAAGTTCGTCCTGCTGGTTCGGCACTGAAGACCTTTGGTGGTCGTGCTAGTGGTCCTGGGCCGCTGGAAGAATTGTTCCGGTTCACAGTCGATACATTTAAGAAGGCAGCTGGCCGTAGTCTGACGAGCCTAGAGTGCCATGACATCATGTGCAAAGTGGGTGAGGTTGTTGTATCAGGCGGTGTACGTCGCTCTGCTATGATTAGCCTGTCAAACTTGTCTGATGACCGGATGCGTCACGCAAAAGTGGGTGCATTCTGGGACACTGACCCACAGCGGCAGATGGCAAACAACTCTGTAGCGTACACAGATAAGCCAGATATGCAGACTTTCATGCGTGAATGGCTGTCTCTCGCGCAATCGGGCACCGGTGAGCGTGGTATGTTCTACCGAGGTGCAGCACAGAAGAAGGCAGAAGAGAACGGACGGCGGGATTCGCAACATAGTTTCGGTACGAACCCTTGTAGTGAAATTATATTACGCCCATATCAGTTCTGTAACCTGTCAGAGATTATTGTGCGAGGTAGCGATACTGTTGAGTCTCTGCGTAACAAGGTTCGTATCGCCACAATCATTGGCACATGGCAGTCTACGCTCACAAACTTCCCATACTTGCGCCGCATCTGGGGCAAGAACACGGAAGAAGAGCGACTTCTCGGTGTGTCTATGACTGGCATTATGGACAATGCCATCCTCAACGGCACCAGTAACGACTACGGTAATAATATTGCGCCGATACTGGAAGAGCTACGTGCTGTGGCCGTAGAAACCAACGCTATGCTCGCGGACGAACTTAAGATTAATAGGTCCACCGCTATAACTTGCGTTAAGCCTTCTGGCACAGTTTCACAGCTTACTGATTCTGCGTCGGGTATCCATGCACGACACAGCAAGTATTACATCCGTACAGTTCGCGGTGATAAGAAAGACCCACTCACACGCTTTATGATGGACAGCGGCATACCGTGCGAGGATGACAAGTGGAGCAAAAATAACACAGTGTTTAGCTTCCCTGTCAAATCTCCAGACAAGTGCATTACGCGGGATGACCTGACAGCTATCGAACAGCTGGAGTTCTGGAAAATCTACGCTAACAGCTGGTGTGAACATAAGCCGTCAATTACTGTATCTGTGAGCGACGACGAGTGGCTTGAGGTCGGTGGGTGGATTTACAAGAACTTTGACATTGCCTCTGGCTTGTCGTTCTTGCCGCGTAACGACCATGTGTATGAGCAGGCTCCGTATCAGGACTGCACAGAAGCTCATTATGCTGAATGTGCGGAGAAGATGCCTCTTCAGATTGATTGGAAGATACTGAGTAACTATGAGAAAGAGGACAATACAGTCTCTATGCAGACGATGGCTTGTACAGCTGACAGCTGCGAGATTGTGGATATCAGTGCGTAGGAGCATTTATCATGCGCGATGCCACAGAACGATTCTACCACGAGGGTCGTAAGGCTTTTTATAAGTACGAAAAGAAGAAAGATAAGTATTTTGCTTTAGCTAACCCTTATTCTGCAACGTCTTTTCGTGGCAAGGAGTGGCAACGAGGATATAACTCTAGCTACTTCCAAAACCTGGAAAGATTAAATGGAAAATCTTGAGCCGTCCCTTAGGGACAGAAAGAAGTTTGACATCGACCTGCAATACGGCAAGGTGCGCGAGCAACGTATTGCAGAGATGCTACAAGACAAGAAGATTGAGGTGAAGTCAGAGCGTGATATGTGGATGCGCACCGGCAACATAGCTATTGAATATGAATGCTATGGCAAGCCAAGTGGCATCGCAGCTACGCAAGCAGACTACTGGTTCCACAATCTCTGTATCGGAGACGATACGTTTGCCACTCTGGTGTTTGATGTTGAGTCCTTACGGCGCATCATCAACAACCTAGACTACAAGAAGTCCGTTAAGGGTGGCGATAACTTCGCCTCTCGTATGTATCTACTCAATATACAGAAGTTGTTTTCAACGGATGTGATTAAAGCTTTTCAAAGGAAAGAAGATGTCAGCGACAAAAGTTCTGTCTGTGCTCAGTGAACTCGATGTTCACATCGCCGTTACTAAACAAGGTATCGGCATCACCATATCCTCCGCAGATGACTGCGAAGCATCTTTTAGTGAATACACTTGGGATGAGGTCATGGAGGATATGGTTGAGATGCACAGCATCCCTGTTCTGGGCAAGAATGACGTAAAGATTAGTCAAGAGAGCTTTGATTACGTCAGAGATTGCACACAAAAAATGCGCGTCGCAGCTAATCAAGCATGGACGCGCATCGAAGATATGGAAGTTGTGAAGACTCTTAATTAGGGTACCGTTGGTACACCATACATGCTTGATACGCTACTTGAGGCAGCACCAGCGTCAAGCATGCTGTCTGTTTGTTCTTCATCGGTTTCTCTAACACCAGATAGCTCCATTGCAACACGTGCAGCAATACTGCCCATTGATGTTCTACCAAAAACCATCATTTGTATTTTTTCTGCAGCAGACATAGGTTTCCCTGTTCCCGTGGCCAGCTTCACGAAGTCTTCATCTGCAAAAAGCTTGGATATGCGGCCCTGTGAACCAAGTCTGGCCACACCAGACAGAAACTTACCTGGGTCAATTGTGAACATTTCACCGATAATCTGAGCACCTGCAAGAGCCGAACCTGCGTCCGCCCCATTCGTACTAATTACCCCAGTATATTCTGCCATTGCGTCTAGAATTTGTTCATCTTGTTTCGTAAGAATAGCGTTTGGACCTTCGAATACTTTTGCACGTTTCATTTGATTTATGATTTTGTAGAACTTGTCGACGTCTATAGTCATCTGTCCTACTTCACCATACGCGCTATTGCTAGTCGTAGTTTTGAAGATACCCTTATCTACAGAGAATATATGATTGAGAAGCCCTGCACGTAGCTGAAGTGTGGCCTGTGCTGCTTCATCTTTGCCCATGCGACGAACAGGAATCATTAATTCGTTGAGTCCCATAACGATTTCGCCGCTATCTCCGCTTAGTATTTTTTCAAATACATCTGCGACTTTGGCCTGTCCTGTGGGCAAGTCAATTACTCTTTGGGTAACTCCTGCTTTTTGCAGATTAGCCACTAGGGTTGCATCATTACGGATTTGTGCTTCCATAGTCTCGTCAATACCCAGTAGCCTAAGTTGCTTCTTCTCAAAAGAGTCCAGAAACTTAACCACTTGTGATACATCCGTTACATCTGCTGCATCTGTAGGTATAGACCGTGATAAGTGGTGCGCGAGCGAGTCTGCAAAGTATCCACGCAGTTGTTGTAGCGCTGGACCTCCTTCTGCAATCATTTCTCCCAGAGTGCCAGACTTTGCAATCGTATCAAAATTTGCAGGGTCATTAAGGAATGAACGGACGTACGCCTCTTGCTGTTGAATAGCTTCTAAAGTTGCTGTGCCGGGGGCACTTCTTCCTAGTGCAGCAGGAGTGGTGCCTATTGTTTCAGGCAATACAGCAGGTTCTGCACCAACATCACCAAGACGTCCCTGCCTAGCGGCAACTTGTGTGCCTTGACTTATGAGTTGGTCTGTTTCGCGATAAAATGCGTTTGCTTCTTCGAGTCCATCACGAATTGCATCAATGTCATCTAGTTTTTCACGAGGATTTCCAATTAACTTAAGAAGTTCTCGTCTGATTTTTGCTGTTCGAGCGGCTAGCGCTGGATTGTGTGTAGCACCAAATTCACCAAATTGTTCTTTAGATAGCTGACCAAAGCGAGATGCGTACACTTGCAGAAGCTTTGCTGGCGTATCGACTTTATCTAAATCAAAAGTAAACTCAGGGTTATTATCTGCAAAGTCTTTTACAGCTGCCCTAATCTGGGCAGGAGTAAGAATACGCGTTCCATCTTTTTGTACACGTCCAACGGCCAACAGGTCATTAACAAGGTTGTCAACAATTTGCTCCCCGCGTTCTGGTACAGGAAGTTCACCAACAACTTTGCCCGGGGCTTTTGCTGTAGCATCAGCTGCTGTGGTGGGTACAATAGTCCTTTTACCGGGGAGAAGAGCACGGATACCCTCTAGGTCGTATGACGCATTGCCAAGTTTGTCGAATACGTTGTCGTACATACCGCGAACTTGAATACCGCGAAGACGAAGGAACAAGTCTTCTAATGTACCTAGATTCTCACCGATTTCTGAAATGTTTTCAGGAACACCCTGAGGGCGATTTCTTACTGTGGTAAGTGTTTCACCAAGACCTGCTACGGCACTCTGGAACTCTTTGAAATTGCCCTCACCGACATTATCGCCATATGTACGCAGATATTGTACAACACTCTGCATCTGTGCTTGTGCTTTCTTCGGCAATATAGTGGATGTCTGCTCAGCAAGAGATGCAAGTCTTCCAATTAGTTTATTTGAAGTAGTTTGCTGAAGCATAAGGCTTTCGAGAGGTATGCCCACCTTTGCTATGGTCGCGGCTACGTCTCCTGACCCTTGTCCCTTAGAAGCTTCAATAGTTTCTTGTGCGGATTTAGCAGGACCATATACTGAACTCTCTAGCCTTCCGCCAGACGCTCGTGCGCGAGCGGCAGCAACCCTTATCTTTGTTTTTAGCCCCGGTACCACTGTAAAAAGGGTCTCTAAAGTGCCGGAGAGTTCCCTTGCACGTTCTGCAGGAGTTCCTTCGTCGCCTATCAAAGGCATACGGCTGGGGCGGATTGTGTAGGCCTCTTGTGCAGCGTCAAGGAAGTTAGAAAATTCAAATGCTTCTTCTTCATTTAGGCCGAGTTCATCTTGAAGATACTGCCGAGCCATCTCAATGCCTTTGCCTCCCGCATACAAGCTGTATACGAAAGCCACTGGGGCTGTGACTATGCCAAATGGGCCAGATATCATGCCTACGCCAGCACTCGTGGCAAATGCAGCGCCGACGACTACACCACTTGCAGCTACTTCTGCAACCAGACCTGGTGCCACACGTCTTGCATAATCCATAGGACTTACACTTACAGGCTCAAAATCTGTAAATGTGCCATCATCTCGTCGCACGGATACATACTTACCAGCATCAAAAATGCTGAAGTACGGACCTTCATCCTTGATTATGCGTACATTGTCTTCACCGAAGATATTCTCAAGGTTGTTTCGGTATTGTTCGTCAGTATCAGCTAAATAAAACTGAGACTGTCCCATAGCTGCACGTTCATTAAGCATCTGCGCGACTTCATCGCCATCAGGATTGAACAGGGTATTAAATTCGGAAGCCTTTTCAGACATGCGAATGGTGCGTGCATCACGATAAGCTTGTTCAGAAGACTCTCTCAGCGCCGCCGCTTCATCTGCGTCTTCAGGCACGGTATACGCGTCAGCAGGAGGAAAGGTATCAATAAGTTTTCCTGTAAACAGTTGCCCAAGAAAGTCAGTGACACCCTCAAACTCAGGCTTTTCATATCCTAAGTCGCGTGCTGTCTTTTCGTCATAAAATACGCCGGGAAGAACCTCTGTTACAGGCAACGGCTCACTGTCGTCAACAGGAGGGGGAGCCGGTTGAGCGGGAAGTTGGCTGGGGCTGACCCCATACATGCTTGAGACAGAACTACTGGCTTGTGTAGTCATATTTTACCTCACGTATCTTCATATTTAGCTGTCCTCACGGAGAAACGACTAATACCCGCATCAATTTCACTTCTGAAGTTTGCTGCATTACGGACATTAGGCATAGGTGCAAGAGTGCCACGATTCTGATAACGCTGGCGATATGCCTCAGAGTCGCCGCGTAGGTCACGAAGCGTGTTAACTTCTGAAATAACTCGCTCAGTGATACGCTGGACACGGAACATTTGTTCGTCGTATCGCTTGAGAGCATCTGCATCCAATGCCATATATCCATCGCGGTCAAGAATTGTAATTCCTTGTGAAGCTGCAACTTGCTTCATCGTACGACCTGCAATGGAATCATCAAGGACAAGACTGCCGTTATCGTCTGTGATACGGAATTTACCAGCCTGCGGATGGTCATCCGGCCAGTAAGTGGCAATTGTCTGTGCTGGGTTGTTTTGATACATGCGAAGTGCAGTATCGACTGCAAGTGCTTCTTGAATACCCAAGAGAGCCTGAAGACCCCTTGTACTACCAATTCCGGCATCGTTGATAACAGCGACATAATCAAGAACAATGCGCAAATCTTGGTCTGAAAGACGCGGGTCTTCAAACAATCTGTCCTTTGCCGCAGAAATGAGCGGAATAGTTCGCTGTTGCATTTCTTGGATTTCTGCAGCGTTAGTGTCAATTCCCTGAATGTTTATTCCCATTGACGCTGCAATATCTAAGACATCTTGTGTACGAAGTGCAACTTTACCGATAATGTTGAAACCATTCGGGTTACGTCCAAGGAGTTGAATAGCACGTCCAATGTCATTACTGCTCGTGGTATTACGAGATATAGTGGCGTTGTTCTCCTGAAGCGTTCTATAACGTGGTTCAGGAACGCCTGTATCAGGCGCAACAATTTGGAGACGGGACATAGTTCCGTCACCGTTGACACGATAAGGAATACCATCCGAGGTAACAAGACCTGCACTGTTAAGATGGTCAATTGCTCTAAGGTTAGCTGCATTTTCGGATAGCGAGCCGCCTTGAGGTGACATGAAGAACGTAGTGAGGTCTGCCTTTTTACGCATGTAGTCTGTTTCAGAATCCCCACCTTCAGCAACCTCAGGAATGATTCCTTCCAGAGTGTTGAAGATAGCTGTTACCATAGAGGTGTCACCCTCTGTGATGGCACGTTGAACTTGTTGTGGCATCTGGAACAAGAGTTCAAGATTCTCTGACGTGTATTGGTCAGAGTTCGTGCGAGCATGCTTAACTGCATCATCCACAAGGCTAGTCACAAGCTTGAACGGGTCTTTACCACCCGGAATATCAATCATTTCAAGCAATTCAAAGACTTTCTCTGAATACGAATCAGCTAACGCAGTGTCAGGAGTTGTCTTACCTGTCGTAACACCGGACTTTGTTGCTAGAATTTCTTTATAAAGCGGTAAAGCTTTATCGCGCACTGCTTGGGAAAGAGGGCTGTCCTTGCCTAGAATTAGAGTATTTGCGCTTTTCAAAACTTCATCGTACACGCCGAAGAAGTCAGAAGCATCCTTGGGAGCAGCAAATGTGATAATTTTATTCTGAAGGTCTAGGAGGGCAGCAGGGGACATCGCGTCAGCGGCGCCTGACCTGTACGCCGCGTATGCAGGTACGTATTGTTCGGCGAGTTGCTTACCTTCTTCTGACCCGCTTTCGCGTATCTTTTGAATGGCAGATAGGGTTGCTGTGTTGTTTTCTTTAAAAATTTCTATATAGGGGTCGTCCTTACCAATAGATATACCTACACCAGATTTAGGGCGGGTAGGCAGATTATTAGCCATAACAGTATCATAAACTTCTCGGGACACTCCTGCTTTACGAGCAATAGCATCCGCAATTTCATCATCACTTTTGCCAGAGAAGATACGTTGTAGAAAGTTTTTCTTTCTA